GAGCATGCCGATGTCGGCAGCAGTACGGAGCGCCTTACCGATGCTCTCGCCCAGATCGCGAGCGGCTGCTTTCAGCTCCTCGGCCGAGAGGGCCTCTTTGAGATCGGTGAAGCCGGCCAGGAAGCCGGCCAGGAAGCCCTCGCCGACAGCCCCCTTGACCTGGTCAACCGCATTGCGCAGGCGGTTTAAGTTTGCCTGCGCGGAGTTGACCGCATTGACCAGCCCAGGCCCGAACGTCTTCCGTAGCTCGTCGGCCAGCTTCGGCAGGAGATCCGCCGCCATTACCTTTCCACCCTCAAGCATCTTCCCGAGCTCGGCCGTGGTTACGCCCATGGCGCGGGCGGCGATCTGGAAAGCGCCAGGGATTCGCTCACCGAGCTGGCCGCGCAGCTCCTCCGCCTGCACCGTCCCCTTCGACATCATCTGCTGGACCGCGTTCAATGCTCCCTGCATCTCGTCTGCCCGAAGCCCGAGGACGGAGCCGGTCTCGGCAACTGCCGAGAAGATCTCTCGCGTCTCCTGACCGGCCAGTGATGTGCCTCGCGAGGCGGCTGCGAGCTTGGCGTATGACTGGGCTGTATCGGTCAGCACAAGCCCAAGCCGATCGGCCTCCGCCGAGACAAAGGCCGTCTCTCGGCCGGCGAGCTGCTGACTTCCGGCCGCAGCGATCAGGCTCTTGTTCGCTCGATCGAAGGCGAGCGCAACTCCCACCGAGTCGCGAATGAGGGCGCCGAGACCCAGGGCGGCTACAGCAATCTGGACCGCCACGACCGCGGCGCGGAAGCTGTTGAAGACGCCAGTCGCGCGCCGCTTCGCCTCCGCCGCCTGCTCGACTTGCCTTTGGTATTGCGCTATGTCGGTCCGTGCCTGAGCGAGGGCAAGATTCTGCGCCTTGATTGACTGGACTACCTGATCCAGGGTGGCGCGCCGACGACGTTCCGCCTGCTCTAAGTCTGTGACAGTGGTTCGGACCCGCCGGTTCTCCTCACCGCTCCTACGTGTCTCGTCGGTGAGGACCTTCGTCTGTGCGGCAGCCTGCCGAAGGCCGGCGCCTCTCGGCTGGACCTCCAGGCCTACGATGAAGTCGGCGCCGCCGGGCATCAGAACACCCGAGCCGCGCTATTCATCTCGCTCTTCATCGCTGTCGGCTTTCGGCGTTATCGCCGTCAGCTCCTCGATGATGCGAGCGCGGAGATGACCAATCTCGCGGAAGAACCACTCCCAGGTGAGAAGCTCTGCTCGGTCACGGACACCGTGGAAGCGGAGCCACGCCATGGCATCTCGCCACAGCAGGGCCCCGCTCTCCGTGCGCGGGATCTGCCCCTCGACGGCGAGGACGAGCGCCAAGCCGGGATCATGGTCGACAGAGGGAATGTCAGGGTAGGAGGCGAGGACGTTGACCGACGAGCAGGCCGGGCAACGGAGCGAGGCGGATTGCCATTCCGTGCCACAATCCCCGCAGGAAAAGGCGGTGGGGTCGTACAGCTCTGCCGCCCTGCTCGTCTCGTGGTAGGAGGTGCCCCCACAGACGGGACAGGCATCGTCTGCGGGTTTCCACTCGCGACCGCATCCCGCGCAGCATGTGTCCTCGCCGATCGAGCCCCGGTGGAAGTCGCACTCCGGGCAGACCCGAGGGTTCCAGGTGGCAGGAAAGCCGCCGTCGCCTGGGCACTCGGAGCTGCTACAGTGCTTTGCCTCAATCCGGGCCTCGATTATTCGTCGTCGGGTGACGTGCTCCTGGAACCAAACCCGGAGCTCGAAGTCGAGGACGCGCCGGATGGTTCCAAGGCATCGGCCTTCCGCGTGCGGACAAACTTTTCGGTCTCCTCTGCTTGGCGCAGGATGAGGGATGCTAGCCCGTCGCCGAAGTTCCACCCGCCCTCCCGGTTCCGAATTGGCTCCCCCTGGTCATCGAGCATCCGCTCACCGCCCCCCTTCTGCTGGTAGAGGCCGACGGCGAACTCGACTTTCTCGCCGCCTTCCTCGGACTCCCAGGTCTCGTGATTGAGGAACCGCTCCCGGCCCTCCGCCGTGCCGAGATCGAATGTCTGGCCGCCGCGCTGAATCTCGCGCTCTCCGTTGATGCGAAGGCTACGGCACAGAAGCCGGGCGATTCCGCTCTTCTGATCACGTAGCGCGAAGACGGCAATCTTCAGCCGCTCGGTCTCGGTCAACTCCTTGAGCATTCGGGCGTGCGCTTCTCCTTCCGTCGCCTTAGAACGGCGGAAGCCCTTGGGGGCGAGGGGCGCATAGATGCGCTCATTGACCACTTCCCGCGCATGCTTGGCCTCAGGGCGGCCTGAGGCCAGATCCATGAGATGCTGCTGCCAGTCGGGATGATCCGCCCGGAGCACCACGCCAGTGATCTTGAGACCGGGCATTCCCCAATCGTCCTCGAAAGCCCGCTCTTCGCCCAGAATCTCGCCAGCCGCCCCGGCAAGATTGTCCATGTTCAGTGCCATCCTGGATTTCCTTTCTTTCGATGTCCTGGAGCTTTAAACGTAGGTGGAGAAGGTGCCGTCCGCTGGCGGATCGCCCGCCGTCGTCGACCTCTCGATTTGTCCTTCGGTTTTGAAGCTTTCCTCGAGCCGCGAAATATCGTTCTTTGCCCCGCCGATCTTGCCCATGCTTGTGAGCTTGATCTTGCAACGGAAATATGGATTGTCCAAGGAAGTTGCAACCGCCCCCCGAGCCTTGAACATAAACTCGGTGTCACCCTCCGCGTTGAACTCGGTCGCCAACAGCGCACTAAACTCGCTCCAATTGCGGGTGTGATTGATGCCGACGCTCAGATCGTGGTCTGGATCGCCCTTTTCGGACTTGTTCCCCACTGTGGTGAATGCTCCGGTCGCGATCGAAGCGACCTTCGGCATCAGTTCAAACCTATAAAAGTGGGCTGAGACATCGGTCCAGGCGCCCGCTCCAGCAGAGGCTGCGGGACGATAGAACACTTTCGGACGGCGGTTGATAAGGGGCTCGTTGGCCATGGCTGCTGTTTCTCCGTGTCGCGGGGGCGACTATTTGGGCAAGAGATTGATCGCCGCCGAGATCTCGACCTTACCTGAGCCCCCGGCGTCGTCATCGGTGATCGTGAATCGGACCCCCCAAGCCAGCTCCCCGGGAACGGGCGTCGCATCGCCATCCAGGACGAAGTCCTGCGCCTTCGGAGCAAGCACGGCGCCAGGCGGGGCCGGGTCCTCATTCGTGAAGAGGAGCGACAGGGTGTGCTGAACGGTCGGCGTCGCGAAGGTGTCATCGACATCGGAGAGGATCTCGACCTCAACGGTGACGATGCCGGTCCCGGTAATACTGTGGCAGTGGACCGTCCCTGTAAGCTCGAAGCCCTCGACCAGTTCGCCGACCTCCACCGCGTCTGAGGTGACCGGGCTGTCCGCCTCGGTGAGCGGATCGGAGATCTTCGCGCGAGAGGTGAAGAGCATGACCCCCAGGTTGGGCTGCCGGCCATCCGCCGAAGTGAACGTTCCCGAGACCCGCTTGACCTGCCCCTGCTCAGTCTTGTGGGGCACCTCGGTCGTCTTGCAGATGATGAAGAATGCCGGATTGCCCGCCACGTCCATCGGGCTCGCTCGCGTGTCGCTCCGGAGAGGCACCAGAAGACTCGTCTCTTCCTCTTCATCGGCGAGGTGAGCCATAAACCGCTGCTCGGTCTCTGTGCCCCAACCCTCGATCAGCCGTGCGGAAGATGCATAGTCCCCCTTCGCGCTCTTGTTCCCGATCGTCTCGAGGGTTCCCAGAGGGAGGCTGTCTCGCGTCAGTCCGAGCTCGAAGGCATTGAAGGTTTGGGAGACGAGAAGCCCGTCCAGCGAGATCATCAGATTCCGGAAGATGTATTCGCCGGGCATCAGGGCTCCTTCTCAGGATCAACCGGCCGAAGCTCGCCTCCCTCGGCTACTGGGGCCGCTTCCGAGCGAGCGCCTTGCGGGGCCAGCTTCCGGGGGGCGGGTTCCTGCTCGATGCTGTGGGGAGTTCCCTTGAACGCCGTCCTTACTTCAAGAGGAACCGGCCGCTCCGGCTCGTCCGCCTCGAAGTATCCACCCTCGTGGAGAGTGGCGAACCGGTCCGGGCTGACGCGGAGCGTCCCGGGAGTGGCTTCGGCCTCCTCCTTGTTGTCCGCCACGACCGTCCCGATTCCGTACGGACCCCAGGCCTTGATCAGCTTCTTCTGCATCTGGACCTCCTAGCCCCCACCCGAGAAGGGGACGGCGAGATTCTGAACGAACCAAGGACCGACGAAGCCGACCGTGATGGTCCGCGATTCCTGGAGTGAGAAGCCGAGGGGACCGTCGGCGACATCCGCAAGCCGAGCCAGGATCGCCCGCCGGAGAATCCGGTTGTACCCCGTCCGTGCTCCCTTCTGGAGATACCGCGCCACCATGAGGCGGCCGGAGCGGATCGGTGCCTGGATATCCTCGAAGTCGCCGTCGACATCGTCATAGATGAGGCTCCAGGCGGCGTAAATGGTCGGCGGGCCAGAGGAGGCTGGCGCCGGATCTGGAACCAGATACTCATTCTCTGGAACGATGCCGGCCCACCCGGTAGAGGGAAGAGGATCGGGGACCCAGGGATTCCCGTCCTCGTCCTCGCCAAAGATCTCCTCCCGCACAAAGGCGAAGTCGATCTCTTCATAGTCCAGGGCGGTCGCCACTTTTCAGAGCCTCCTCTTTGCGCGCTCCACGGCTTTCGCCTCGATGGTAGCACGCATCCCCTGGAGAGCTCGAATGGCCGGCCCGTAGATGCCTTCGGGTGCCTGTTCCGAACCGGCCCAGACGGTCGAGCGGCTGGAAACTCGGGAGTACTGCCGCCGCCCGCCTTCCAGGATCCCGGCATAGCTCTGGTCCGGTCGCCGGTCATCAGCGGCGGCGTTCGCAATGAAGACCGAGACCTCCGGGCCCGCTCCGGCGGTGGCCGCCTCCACCTCGGGGATTCCGGGGATCGGATAGGACGGCATGTTCGGGAGAACGCGCGTGACCATCTGCCCCGCAGCCGCGACATGGCTGGCGCGGTACTTCCCGGGATGCGGATCGACAGCGGGGTCACCTACGGGGGAGCGATCCACCAGTTCGACGATGGCGTGCTCAGCGATGACATCTCGCAGAGAGGCGGTCAGCTCTGCGACCGCGCGAGGAAGGAACGCTTCAAGGGCGGGGCCAAGCTCTTCGAGGCTATCCAGGCGATAGGTGGCCACACACCTATTTTACGCGCGCGCCACACGACGGAAGAAAGTTACTCAAAAGAGCTTGACATGTCGAAAGCGGCGGAGTATGATTCCTGCACGGTCGGAGGCGATGGAGCCCGGCCGGTCGAAACCCAAGGAGACGACAGATGACCACCCACACCCAGACCCTCTCCCGCTCCGCAGCGAAGGCCCAAGCGCACCGTGAGTCCCACATGTACCGGCAGGGAAGGGGATGGATCGTCTCGACATGGGATGACGCGGTGGGGTGTCACCGCGTTTCTGGTGAAGAGACCTTCCAGGTGGCCCGGCAGTCTCTGGCCGACTGGCGCGCTCGGCGTGCCGCCTTCCTCGCAGGGCTGGAGCAATAAACCCCCTTTAGCGGCTTACCAGGAGACCGATAGCCATGCCACTTCCGATTCCTACCCTCCCGCTCGACCGCACAACCATCAAGACAGCGTCTTCGATCATCCCCACCGAGATCCTGATTCCTCACGGATCGATTGTCCACAGGCTGCCGGACGGAGCCCCGGAGGAGCTGCGGGACGATCTCTACGCCCTCGCCTTCCCTCATGATGAGGGCGGCTGGGTTTACAGCTCGTGCGGTTCTCAGTGGTACTACCCGGTTCAGGAGCGGCGGATCTCCCATCTGGTCGAGGAGTAGCCTCCAGGGGAGGGCCTTCGGGGCCTTCCCTCGGGTGCTACACAACCGCCGGTGAGACCGGCAGAGGAGAGACCGATGTTCCTTTATCCCTTGAGCGTCTTTTCCTGTCCCAAAGGACACGCCGATTTCTATAGCCGAGCGGCGCATGGGTGCGTTACCTCGCGGTGTCCAGACTGCGGCGAGCAAGGTAGCTACGTGCGCTGTGATGGCGAGGGCTTTTCTTGGCTTCGTCCTGCCCGTCCAGTTCTCGCTGAGACTCCCGCGGAAGGCGGTGCCCGGTGAGCGTCACCCATCTGAACCTGATCAACGATCCGGAGGACTACCGGCAATGGCGGCTGCGCCAGCACTGCCCGCGGTGCGCTGGCGGCGTACCCGACTGCCCAGAGTGCCACGGAGTTAGCGCCCCTCCCGAGTCGGTGGGCCCGTTCCCGCAGGATCCCGCGCCGGACGCCTCGCAAGGCGCCGCCGACCGAGCCGTGGTCCACTACTGCGGGCCTCGCGGCTGGCACTACATCGCCGCCTTCCTGCTCCTCCTCTGCCTCGCCTTGCCAGCTGAGGCGCAGACGCTCCGCGGCTCGGCGCGGGTCCTGGACGGCGACACGCTGGAGGTATCCGGCCAGAAGGTGCGCCTCCACGGGATCGATGCACCCGAGTTGTCGCAGACTTGTAAGCGAGCCAGTGGGTCGGAATGGCATTGCGGCTGGGAAGCGGCAGTTCGGCTCGAACAGATGATCAGTGGAATGCCGGTCAGGTGCGCTGCCGTCGAGGAGAGGGATCGGTATGGCCGAATCGTGGCGGTCTGCTTCCGCGGTCAGGTGGATCTCGGCGGGGCGCTGGTCGTCCGCGGGCTCGCGATGGCATACCGGAAGTACTCCTCCAACTACGACAACGCCGAGGCCACGGCGAAGGCAGCCCAAGCCGGGATCTGGGCCGGCTCGTTCGTGGCGCCCTGGGAGTGGCGGAAGGGGGTGCGGTGATGGCCGCCGCCCACACCCCTGGACCGTGGTTCTATCAGGAAGAGAGCGATCGTTACACTCACATCGTGAGAACCGGACCGAGTAAGGGCGATAAGTTTCTCCTTCAACTCTCTCAAGACCCGACTGGCACGAGCGAGGCAAACGGTCGCTTGATCGCTGCCGCCCCAGAGCTGGCGGATGCCCTATTGTCTTACGTAAACCGTGCGCGGCAAGCCCTTTCGGCGCCATCAATGAGCGGAACCGCGCCATCGCCTGAGCTGCTAGCCGCTGAGGCCGCATTGCGCAAGGCCGGGAGGCTCTCATGACCGCCCAGTCCCTCGCCACCCTCTGCGGCCTTCTGGGCTCAGAGACTCGCTTGGCGCTGCTGAAGGCGCTCCACGAGGGGCCGAAGAGCGTTACCAGCCTGAGCGAGGTCCTGGGGCTGACGCTACCGGCGGTGTCGAACCAGTTGCAGAAGCTCTTCGCTCGAGACCTTGTGACGAAGACGCGCGACGCGCAGACGATCACCTATGCGCTCGCTGAACCGATCGACCCTATTCTGCTTCACGTGCTCGATAGGATGGAATCATGACGGAAGAACGCGAACTCCAGGATCTTGGCTGGTGCATCGTAGAGATCTTCGGGCACCGCAAGCTCGGCGCGCAGTGCCGCGAGGTGCCCCTAGCGGGTGGAGTGATGCTCCGCTGCGACATCCCGGGAGGCGAAGGTGTGGAGCCGTTCACGCAGTTCTACGGCGTGTCCGCCCTCTTCGCCATCTCGCCCTGCTCCGAGGTCGCCGCCCGCGCCATCGCAGCGCGCTACACACAGCCGCCGATCCAGCGTTACGAGCTGCCAGCGCCCCGTATCGCCGAGCCCGACCCGCGGGAGGACATGGACCCGGCCGCCGACTTCTACGACGACGTGGAAGAGGGGGACTTCTGATGCCCTATCCGGATAACGGTCCAGGCTGCCCGATCGCTGGCTGCACGCGCAAGCGTGGACCGGACATGCTCATGTGTCGGCATTGCTGGTCTCTTGTGCCGACCGACCTGCAGCACGAGGTTCATACTGCCTGGAAGCAGCGGCAGGAGGGGACGCTCAAAGGAGGAGAGCACTACAGGATGGGTTGGAAGCGCCACGAGGCCGCCAAGCTGGCGGCAATCGAAGCCGTTGAGAGGAGCCGCCATTCCTAACCGCATCCAACACTCGGTCGCGATCGAGCAGGAGGCATGGGAAGATGCCGAGCTGGTGCCCGACATGACCGAAGACGCCCGCCGATGGTTCCTTGCGGAGAGGGCTCGGCGGAAAGGAGAAAGAGATGAGTACGCTGGTGACATACGAAGAGATGATCCGCCGCGCCTTGGAAGAGGGTGTTGATGTCACAAAGATCCTCGTGGTGGGTCCCCGATGGGCGGAGAGCAAGCCGCGGGCCGAAGGTGTGCGCTGCGCCCTCGTTCGCCGCGACCTGATTGTGAGAGATGACCGCTCGGCGGTCTATCTGGACGGCGCCATGGGAATGGATAGCATGGTGCTGGCCGATCGTCACGTGAATGGAACGGGCCCACTTCCCCCGTGGGACGAATACGTGGCATCGATCAGCTTGTTTCTTTCCTGATCACCCCACCCCAACGGCGCGCCCATACGCGCCTCCCACCCCACCATCCCACCCCAGCCGGTAGGCCCGGCATTCCTGCAGCTTCCATCTCACCCCGCCCGGCTCGCACCCGGGCGGCCTGCCTTTGGAGTTGTGACAGAACTTTGCCAGAAATTCCCCGAATTACGCCCCCATCTGAACCTTCCAACCACCCGCACCGCTCGCAACGTGAGCGACTCGGCCGACCCTGCCGTCTTCGAGCTCCAGATAATTGTTCAGCTTCGGCGTGGTCGGCGCCCCCTTCTGCGGGATGAAGACGGAAGCGAGGAGGTCCGCCTGGAGCTGGCGGGCGAGGTCGCGGCTGACCTTCCTGGAGACCCTGCAGTCCTCGAAGGTAAAGACGGCTTCCGGGTGGACGGTGACGGGGGTCTCGTCGGCTGCTCCCGCCTGGAGCCCGGCGGTGAGCGTGACCGCGAGGATCGTGCCGGTCGCTGGAGCGTCGGCTGCCACGGTGTAAGTGACCGCCCCGACAGTGACCCGAGCGCCCGCCAGGAGCACCCCTGCCAGCTTCCCCTGCGAGGGCACCTCAAGCGTCAGAGTCGTCGCGCCGAGGAGAGCTCCTGAGGCTAAGCGCATGGCTGTAGGGGTAGGCTCGTCGCCAGCGCCGGTCGCCTCAAGCGTCGAAGGCCGGCCCAGCAGCACCCGCTCTCCGCGTTCTGGGTGATCCGTCGTCGAGCCGAGCGTCCGGCCCATCAGCGGGGCGAGGTCGTGCCAGAGGCGGCCGAGGGTCAAAAAGGGCCTCCAGGCTTCGATGGGGCTCGGTAAGGCTCGTGCTCATGGAATCGGATCGGCCACCTCAGGCAGCCGCAGAGAAACGGCTCATCATCCGGGCTCTCATCACCGAAGAGCAGACCATCCAGCTCGGCGCAGAAGTGGAGCCGTGGCCAGACCAGCCGCGCCCACCACGGCACCCGGCCTTTGTCGTCCCAGCGGTCAAAGAGAATCCGCGGAACTTTCACGGACAGGTCACCTGCTCAAGAGAGACATCGCTTCCCGCGATCCTAAGGAGCCAGCACTTGACCGGCGGTGATGGCGTATCGACGGGCGGTGATGGCGTATCGACGGGCGGGGGAGGAGGCGGAGGCGGATCAGGGTTGGGCGCCCGGGCCGGTCGGATCATGAAGCAGCCGCGCCGACCGCCCTGCGGTGTCAGGACAGCTTCCTGCCAGGTCTCCCCCACCTTTCTCCTCGGGTCGTCCACCACACAGGGTAGGGAGGAGCGGCAGCACCCGCTTGGGTTGGAAGGCTGTGGCCGGAGACCGCCTGTTCCTCCGACCACGGACCCGAGTTCGGGATGCTGGGCTCCGAAGTCGTGGCATTCCCGACGTGTCGGCTCGCCCGTGAAGCGAGTGCGGTCTCCCAGCTCACCCCGCTGGAACATCTCGCGAAGGATCTGCGAGGCGCGGAGGCACTCGTTCTCGTTTCCCACGCCGCAGATCCAGGAGGCCGCGCAGGTGGCCCTGCCGTCCATGTACCGGCCGACGTAGCCAGGATCGGTATTCGTGCCATCCCAGGGAATTGCTGCGTTCAGGGGAGTCGTGCTGCCGCCACACCGAGCGGTGAGGTTCTGCGGCGAGGTATCGCAGTGGTGAACCATGGCACCAGCGGGCGGCGTGTATCCCACTCCCGGAATTTTCTGCTGCCCCTGCACGGCGGAGAGGAGGAGCATGGCGCTGATAACGAGGGTAGCGATCGCCACGAACCAGGGGAAGAGGCGGCGGGCTCTCATGCCTTCTCCCCCATGGCAGCGAGTATGAGATTCCCCTCCAGCCGCCGGCGCTCACGGATGTTGGTGAGCTTGTGGTCCTGCTGCATTCGGCGGATCTCCCGGCCCACCTCGGCCCAGTCGCCAGCGGCGATCCAGGGGCGAAGAACAGCGAGCGCCCGATTGCCGGCCCCGCGGTTGTAGGCGAGGCTGAGAAGAGCGGTCTGCACCGCGGGTGGTGCTTCAAGCAGCCCCGGGAACCGCTTGACCAACGCGCGCCAGTAGGGATCGGCCACCTGGGGGAGGAGCTGCGCGGCCAATTCGCGGGAGATTCGGATGTCGGCGAGGCTTTTTGCCGCTGCCTTGGCTTCCGGTCCTTGGAACGATCGAGCCCACTTCAGCGCGCGCATCCTTCCCGGCGTCAGATGGGGCGACAGGACGCGTTCAACGAGTGACCAGTCCGCGTGATGGAGGTCGAGACCCGGATCGAGAGTGACGCCCGATTGCCCTCCAGGCCAGTAGGGCCTCCCGTTGTGCGACTCGCGCTCGTGGAGCCAAGCGAGATCGCCGCGGAAGCCGGGGAGCAAGCTCATGGGGCAAAGCCCTCGTCCTGCTCCGGCCTGATGACGACAGGCTCCGTGGGGGGGGCCCATTTTCTGGGGCGCTCCACGAGAGGAAAGAGCCTCCGGTAGACCGCCTCGGCAATCTCCTCGGCTCCGGCAACATCGATGCCACCGTCTTGCATTTCCGCCACGATTTCAGCCGCATGGACGCCCCACCAGTCGGGAAAAGTATCGGCCACCGGCTGCGCTGGCTCAAAGGGATTCTCTGCATCGAGCACGAGCGGCGGGTGCGTATGGCCCACCACCCAGAGCCAGACCGGCCCGCTAGCCGCAAGGCGCATCCTCTCCTCTGCGCTTGCCTCCCAGCAGGAGATGCATCGGTAGGCGCCACTGGCGAGCCCGTACCACACCGGCAGGTCGTAGGCCTCCTGGTCTGGAGGCAGGGCAGCATCCAGCTTCGCCTGGAGTTCGACGACATCGACGCCAGCGGAGGCCAACGCGTCGATCTGCTCCTGGATCTCGTTTCGCGGCGACGGCGGAGCCTTCAGTACCTTGTTGGCTTGGGGGAAAGGGATGGCTTTCACTTCGGCTCCCTTCCATCACGGATCGCCGACTCGATGCCGTACCAGCGCTCAACCGCCGCCGCCTGCCAGCCGATCGCCTCGCCGACCTCCTCCCAGGTCTTGCCCTCGGCGCGCATCCGCTCGACGGTCTCCATGTGGCCCTGTTGGGTAAGACCGATGCGGACCGGGACGTCGAGTTCCTTGAGCAGCTCGTTCAGCTCGCGGCAAAGATCCCGCTCTCTCATGCCACCCTCCTGTAGTAGGCCAGCGAGGACAGGCAGGACATCGGGATCCCGGTTCCCGGGTCGACCTCCTGCTCCTTGCCGGAGAAAAACTCGACCTCGCCGTCCGATTCCTTCATCCGCCGGATTCCCCGCTCCTGAAGCTCCGAAGAGCGCACCCAGCGGACCACCCGGAGGAAGTCACCTCGCAGCTCGGCGGGGAAGCGGTCGACACCCGCTGGCGGCTCGCCCTCCATCTCCTCGAGCCACCAACCTGCGGTGTAGGCGATCGACCAGTCGGGGATGACCGCCGGGCTCGAAATCGAGAAGCCGGGCTCGATCCAGCCACTGGCAGGCCAGCCGGCTATAAAGCCGCCGAAACCGTCGACGCGGATGAGGCTGCTCTCCCCGTACGCTCCCCGCTCCAGGCGGTAGGAGTCAGTCGCCTGCAGCACTCCGTCCCGGTAGGTGACGCCCTCAACGCTCCACGCGGGCCTGGCGCCGAGGTAAAGGCGGTCCCCGGTGACCCCGGTGAAGGTCTCCCGCCAGGTGGCGTACTCCGGCCGGTAGCCCAGGAAACGAGCCACGAGCCCGGAGGCCTCCGCCACCTGCTCCGTGATCTCGTCGAGATCGCTCTCCGGGAGCTTGAGGCGCGCCAGCACCGTCTCTGGTGCCATCAGGTTAAATGTCGTGGGGGGAACGATAGGCGTCAGCATGACGCCTCCATCGGCCGGACCACGTAGCCGCAACGAAGAATGCCGAAGAGCCTGCGGCGGGTCTTGACGTCCTCTTCGGCTTCGCACTTTGAGTCGAAAAGATACAAGCCGCAGAAGAAGCCACAGATGTAGACATCAACTGCCCATTTCTGAACCTGCGCGCTCATGCCGCCTCCCCGGGGTGGACGATCGCCAGCCGATCGCTGACGATGAAAACGCGGGCGTCTGGGTGGCCGAAGAGGCGGCGGCGATGGTCGCGCTTCGCGTCCTCGAAGACCGAGAGGAAGCCAACGACGTTTCCCGAAGCCTTCCCTTGGATCTGCCTCTCTAAATCCTCAACCAGCATCCGCCTGAATGCCTTCGGGTCGACCTCTGCAAGCCGGCGTAGCTCCTCGATCTTCTCGGAGGTCGGAAAGATGGGTGGGCCGATTCCAACAGGCCGCGCCAGACGGTAGCCAGCGCGTGCTGCGTCAATAGGAATGCGGGCGAATCGCCGCGGCTCGTCAATCCCGGTGGGCACACGAGACCCGCTCACCGCCGCACCTCCATCCGGTCGCGGATTTCGCGGAGAGGGGCTTCGATCTCGATGGCGGCGGCCAGGGCGAGGGTAACGCCCTCGGCGGCGATTTGGGCGGAGAACGGAACCTCGTCAGAATGCAGGCCTGTTGCCCCAATCACGTTCGCGCGGGCGACCAGCATCCCTTCGATGAGAAAATGCTTCGCGATGGTGAGGAGACGCTCCTCAAGCGGTGAGAGGCCGTTGTCGATGACCTTCACCTCGGAAAGGCGCTCCGTCAGGCTTCGCTGGAGACGCTCCAGGTCGGCTGCGGGATAGGATGAGAACCGGCGGGTCATGAGGCTCTCGTCGGGGTCGATCAAGGTGGCAGCAGTGTTTCGGCGGCGCCACCACGGCCAACCACCGGCGGTGAAATAGACCTCGAAGTCAGACTCCATGCCGGGGTAATACTTTCCGGGCGGAAGGCCTCGCTCCCACGGCTGTTTCTGAGGGCTTAAACGTTCTGCCTGCTCTGGCATCTGGCACCTCCTGTCGTGCCTCCTGGAGGGGTAATGGTTCGGGCCGGGCGCCAGGATTTCGCCTTTTCGTCCCGCCTGCCGACGGGGTATAGGCCCGAACCGAGATGATTCTACTCGCTTCCGACGTCCCCCGCCTACGGCGCAGCCAAGGCGACGCAGCGCCAAGTATTCGCACTTGTGCAGGAACACAGCCTCTCAGCCGCCCCCGTGGTATCTGTGTAGAGCTCGGGGACCTCGCAGACCGTCGGCAACGTGCTGTTCCCGCTGGTGTGCTTCGGGGTCCCTTGCGGCGTTACCCGCGTGACCGCTGCGTCTTTGGTGGGCACATAGGTCACATGATCGGCGGTCAGCGTGCCAGAAGTATTCCTGAGATCGACAACCGCCCCTCCGGCGATGCGACCCCCAATCAGTCGAATGGTCCCACCGGTTGTCTCAAGCCCGACCGCTTGAGAGCTGCTCGCGAGAAAGTAGCTCCCGTAAAAAACCGCGCTACCGCTCGATGCGTGGACAAGCCGGGCGTTTACCTTGCCGCTCCCCCCGCGCTGCAGAGAGACCGCCTCTGCCGTCAGGGAGCCGCCGGTGATGCTGATGAGATCGAAGGCAACATCGGGCGCAGTCCCGGCAACAAAAAACATCGATCTTGCCAGGGTGGCCGTACAGCCGGCGGGGCAGGATACGCCCTTGAATCCTGCCTCAAGGGCGCCGGTGAAGTTGAATCCGAGGTCTGCAATGTTCGAGCCGGTCCCCACGGTTACACCTGCTCCAGATGTGCCGGTGATCCTCACCATGCATTGGCTGGCATTGAGAAGCGCCATCTCTCCGGGCGCCGTAGCGCACTGCAGGAGGGTGAAGGAGGGCACGGTGATGCTCGTCTCACTGTATCCATACCCGGACGCATCGGTCGCGCCTGGGTAGATGTAGACCACCCACCGCGCACCAGCTCCGCGAGTCTGCTGTGCTATGTGGTCCAGCGCAGCCTGGGAATCGTAGGGGGCAAGCCCGTCGCCGAGCTTGATGAAATCCCCGGCGCCTCCCGAATCGACCGTCACCATGTGCCAGAATGACGCGGTAGTCAGATAGTCCCTCAGGTGACGCGGATTGTTGGATCGCTTCCATGTTTGCTCATAGCCCGGTCGAGCCCGGGGGAGTTGAGCATCGAGAATGGCTGGCAGGATTAGGAGCACGAGGGGGAGCGCGGCGAAGCGCCGCAACGGCTTGAGCATGGGGTTCTCCTTTTCACCTGGAGCCATTCTACTCCTCGCGGCGGCGGAGGCGGCGGCCGCATGCACAGGATGGATGAGCTGGGGGCCCATCCCCACCCGGGCTCGGAAACCTGCCCCCGATCGGCGCCCGAGCACCTTTGAGCCCGAGACAGATCGGGCACGCATTGATCGACGGGACCCACTCCTGCTCGAAGACATCCGCCATCTGGCCCGACTCCACGGCCCGCCGCCAGATCATGCCCTGCGCGATGCTCGCCGCCCGCGCGGATTCGGTGCGCGAGACCGCAAGCCCCCGGCTCTGCCCCTTGCGCTTCGCTTCGGCCGCGATCATCTTGAGCCGCTTCGCCTCGGGAACCCCACTGGCCTCCAGTTGCCGCGCATACTTCGCCAGCGCGCTGGCCCGCCGGTCATCGAGCCCGATCACCTCCCGGATCAGCCGCGCCGACTGTGCATGCGGCCGGCCGACCTCGTAACCCTCCGCCACCAGATCCCGCACGATTTCCAACGACCCCCGAGAGCGTGCCCCCGTCACCGGATTGACCCGGCCCGCCTCGATCCCCTGGATCAGGTCCCCGACCATCGTCCGCGAGGCGGTGATGGCGTCCTGGCGGAACACACCGACATCGAGCGGAGGGAGGCCCATGGTCTCGGCGAAGACCAGCTCGCCAGCGGATGCCGACCGGAAGAGGAGCTTCTCGAGGAGGGGGCGGAGGTCGACTTCGAGCACGCCGATCATGGTGTCGATCCGGATCAGGACCCGGAGCTCGCGGTCCGTCCCGAAGCGACCGCCCGAGAGCCAAGCCGCCAGGGCCTCGAGATCGATCTCCGCCTGCGTCTGCCTCACCGCCCGCGTCCACACGGTGCGAATCGGCTGCTCCGCCCGGCCTGTAAAAGTCCGGATCAGCCGTTGCTCCGGCGGGAGCGGGAAGGAGTGGGGCATGCGCTCCTCTACGCCCCAAGTGTCCACTGTCGCGTCAGGAGTCCAGCCTCCACCATCGCGCGAATCGTCTTCCGCGTGGTGTAGCGGAGCACCTTGCCGTCCGCGTCCCGTACACGCACGGTCTCCCCGCGTCCGTTGTTGTCCAGCCATCCGCCAGCCGTTAGATCACCAAGGATTGCCTTCTGGGTGGCGGTCATCACCCCTCCTTCCCGAGCGCGCGCCGGAGGTCGGCGAGCAGATCTCCAAGAAGGGCCGCCGCTTCGTCGTCTGGTCGCCGCAGCCCCTGGTTCAAGTGAAGTTGAGCACGGACGAGCGCCTCGCACCGCTCCAGCAGTTTCTCGCTGATCCGATCCGCCGTTCGCTCGTCCGCTACGGGCTCGCCGTCGGCGGGGATGAGTTTATCG